GATGCAACAGAACAACTCGCCCGCGGCAATCTTCGGCAAAATCGTCCGGCGTTGCTCCTCGGTGCCGAACCGCAGCAGCAACGGGCCGCTCTGCCGATCCGCGATCCAGTGCGCCGCCACCGGCGCGCCGGCGGCCAGCATTTCCTCGAGGACGACGTAGCGTTCGAGGCTGCTGCGCGCGTGACCGCCATATTGCGTCGGCCAGGTCATGCCGATCCAGCCGCGCTGACCCATCTTGCGCGAGAAGTCGGCATCGAAGCCGCTCCACGAGGCCGCCCGCACGTGCGGCGGAACGGTCTTCAGTTCGTCCGCGAGAAACGCGCGTATCTCGGCGCGCAGCTGTTCGGCTTCCGGCGAGACGGGCGGATTGGGAAAGCTGAAGAACGACATTATGCCCCCTGACCGGCGCTGACCGAAACCACAAACGGCCACAAGCCCTCAGCCCCGGCCTCGATCGCTTTGCGGCCGATGATCCGGCTCCAGTAGCGCTCCGAACCGAACTCGTCGCGCCAGCCCCACAGCCGTCGCGTGAAGAAATGCAGGCGGTGCTCCTCGGTGAAACCGATCGCCCCGTGCACCTGATGCGCGATCGGGGCAGCAATGCTCGCGGCCTCGCCGGCGCGCACTTTCGCTGCGGCGATCGCGGTAACATCGAGGCTGTCGAACGCGGCGCTGGCAACATCGGCGGCGCCGCCGGCCGCTGCGGCCTGCCCCGCCAGGACGGCAAGCTGCTGCTGGATCGCCTGCTGCTTGCCGATCGGCTTGCCGAACTGCACGCGCTCGTTGGCATAAGCGACGGTGATCTCCATGACACGCGCCAATGCGCCGGCGATCTCGGAAACGCGCAGCGCAGCGCCTGCGGCGGCCAGCGTCTCGTCCGTCCAACGCGACGGCGCCGGGCGCACCTCATTCCCGGCGATCTCCGCATCGATGGCGAGGTGATCGGCCGGCAGATTCGCCAGCGACATCGCAGGCGTGATCGTCGCAATCCCGCGCGTCAAACGCACCACGCCGCGGGCGTCTCCGTGCGCCGCCAATAGCGCGATGGTCTCGGCATGCCGCGCCCACGGCACACCGGCGGCGCGACCTCGGATCCGCCAGCCGCCCGGGCTTTTCTCCAGCGTGAAGCCATTGCCTGTCGTCGGTGCGATGACCGTCGCCGGCCCGTCAACAGGACCGAAACCCGCATCGCTGAGCAGACGGTTTGCAAGCATGGTCTCGGCGAGCGGCACCGGCGCGGCGTGATAACCCGCAACGCGCAACAGCGAGATGGCATCGACCGAGGCGAGGCCGAACCCGCCATTGGCTTCGCTGACCAGCGCCAGCGCAAAGCCGGCCTCGTTCACCTGACGCCAGTTGATCGCCGACCACGCGCCCTGCTCGACGGCGCGAATATCGTTCTCGTCAAATCCCGCGAACAAGCGGCCGGCGCTCTCGTTCAGGAGCGCGGCCGTGTCACCGCCGTCTGGCCGGTCTGTCATCATCAAGGTCCAGTTCAGTCGTTAAGCACGGAAGCTTTATCGAGACATCTGAACGCCGTCGTCAAGGCGACAGGCACCGACGATAGCGCATGCCGGAGTTCGCGGATATGCATCAACAGAGAGGAGCAACGGCTTGCGTCGTGGTGGGCCCGGCAGGACTTGCACCCATCAATCATATCAATCGCTTGGAACGAAAGTGCGGGCCAAACTGCCCGTTGATCCGTTTCGGTTATTTTCGGCGCTGCCCTTACCTTTTGTGGTGCCGGCATGAGCGAGTCCGAGCCCACCCCCCTGCCGCACCCTTACTGGATCGACGGCATCGACGATCCGAAGGACACTAGCCGCCTCGTCAAGCGGGTCAAACTGTCGGACCTCATGAACTACGATCCGCGTGCCTCGTACAGGCATAAGCGCCTGTGGGAGTTCCATCTCGGCTGGGCGCACAAGGAATACGGCTGGACCAGCCTTGCCAGCGTTCGGCACATCCGCGACAAAATTCTGGAGCGGAGCCCAGACGGCAGAGGAATGTCGACGCGGCATATTGCCGATGCAAACCGCGACCTCGTCGATTGGCAATATCTATTCGAGGACGAGCTTGGCAGAGGCCATCGCGGCACCCGATACAGCATCAACTGGAGCCTTCTGGAACTGGCCGCCGCCGGCCAATTTCCACCAGCGTACCCCCTAGAGGGACACGCTATTAGCGTATCCCCTATGGGTGACACTACTGTATCCCCTGTGGGTGACACTAAACCGACTAGCGTATCCCCTGTAGGTGACAAAGACCCTATTACTACGACCCGTCTGGAAGACGGGGCTAGTAGTAATAGAAGTTCTGCAGCGTCGGCTACGCCGCCCCCGCCCGCCGCTGGCCTGTCGGCCGCGTCAGCGGGGCAAGCGCCGCAGGGTAGCTTTGAAGACTTTTGGAGCGCATACGCCCACAAACAGCAACGCGCGAAAGCGAAGGCGGCTTGGGCGAAGCTTGATCCTGATGCGGAGTTATCTGCCACCATCACGACTGAGGCGGGCCGGTGGGCCGCGCACTATGCCGAGCACGAGGTCGAGCCGCGCTGGCGTGTCTTGCCGCATAACTGGTTGGCTGGCGAGAACTGGCTGCAAGATCTCCCAATCGTCCACAAAGATTCGAAATCGGCGGCGATCGCGAACGTGCGTGGCAAAGCCAAACCGGCCAGCAGGGCCACACCGGCCAAACCTGCCACCCGCACCACCGCGCGCGTAACGGCGGCGGATGTCGTCGAAACCGGAGACGTGACGGAGCTTCGATTTACGGCGACGGACGTGCAGGGCGTTGAGCACGAGCGCATCGTGGTGGTGCAGCATTACGACGCGGAAACGCAATTCGCCGGCCAACGCCAGCTTACCGCGCTTGTCCACGCGGCCGGGCTTGAGCAAATCAGCGATAGCGCGGAATTGCTTGGCCGTACCGTCGTCCTGACGAATGACGGAAACACCGCACCCACCACCCGGCCGGATGATGAGCCGCCTCTACCCAAAGAGCCAGAGCCGGTGGTTTACGCCAATCCGCCAAGCGCGCTGACGGAATCCGAGGTGGAGGAAATCAAATCCCGCGTAGCAGCCGCACCGCCGTTGTCGCGCGACCCATACGGCTTAAAGGAATGGGAGCGTCGTTACAAAGCACGGCAAGAGCGCAAGGCTGGCCGCCGGGAATGGGATGCAGCGCATCCCGAATTTTTCGAAGATAAGACCTTGCCCCCGCGTCCGGACGATTGGCCCGCGTGGATGGACAGCGACGTCTAACAGTTGCACCAGCGCAACACCACGAAAATCTTCAATTCTCGCCTTTACGTTTTTCGTTCTGAAACCTCATTTATAGTCATGAGCTATTTAGCTCTACGTCTCGCGATGACGCTGTGTTGATGCAGCCGAGCGAGACCACCGGCCCGCCTTAGCGGACCTTCGCCCTTGAGGCGCCTCCCACCGAAGAGGATTCGGCCCTTCCATAACTACGGAGGCAGCATGCACGCTGCAAACGACAATAATCGATTCTACATTCTGGATTCGATGGCCCGTGAGGGCGACAAGTTTTCGATGACCTGGCTTCGCAACTGGTTGGTTGATTATCACCTGGCACCGCCGAGGATGGCCGCCAATGACAACACGCCCGGCGCGATGCCCATCGAGCATGAAACCAACGTGTACGAACCCGACGCGCTGGGGTTGATTGAAACGCTGGCACGGGACGAACACGAAGGCACATCCAACTACAGCGCCGCGACGCATGAGGCGGAATACCACCTGCGCCGCTACCGGACTGTGAAAAAGATATGGCCTACGGCCGTGTACGACGCGCAAGACGAAATGGCTCGCTACCTCGATGCCAAAAAGGCGCGGGAACATCTGGGAGGCGATAGCACCATCCTCGACATGGCAACGGACATCGGAGTTCGCTATCGCGACATCGGCCGGCATATCGGCGCAACCGGCTCGATTGACACGCTGGAACGGCACGGCAAGGCGAAGTTAAAATCCGTCATAAAAAAGTTTGCGGATTGGGCCGCATAGCTGCGGCTGCCGGGCGCTGCCGCAAGTAAATAAACAAGGGCAATAAAAAGAAGCCGGAATTAACCGGCCAAGCCCTTTTGGAAAATGCCCGGTCCCAAGTCGCAGTTCGAAGACACATATCCCGCAATCCGCGATCTTTGCGCGTCCGGCCTATCGCCCCGGCAGGCGGTTATTCGCGTCATGGGCTCCGACAAGTCTGCTTCATGGTGCCGCTTCCTACAATCGCATCCGGCATACGCGGCCGAGATTGATGCACTTCGCTACAAGGGCCGTCCTTCCGTGGACGCCATCGGCCCGGTTTTCGATGCCATTTTGCGGCGAATTGAAAAAGGAGACTCACCACAGGAAGCAGGCCGCGCGCTTGGCGTGAATGGGGATCGCGTGACCGAATGGCTTTTGCGCCATCCTGATCGTCGGCCTGCTTACGCAAGCGCAATGAAAAAGCGGGCGAAGCGGCTTGGCATCAAGGGCAGTGCGGTTTCAAAGGTTCGTCGGCGCGATAACTTCACCGAGGAGCAATTTGATGCGGCGCTTCTATATATGGCGCGGCTGCAATCAACCGACGTTAACGCCGCCCTACGCAAGGCGGGACTACCCACCGGGGGATCATTCAGGCGTCGTGCGCTTAAGGATGATGAGTTCGCGAAACGATTAGCGGCAGCGCGCGCGGCATTCAACGCGAACAGTTTCCACTTGCGCTATCTGCGCGGCGGCGACGTTTCGACCGCCGGCCTGCTGCGCGATCCGTTGTTCGCGAAACTTTGGCGCAAATACAAGGGCCGCCACGAAGCGCGGTTTGATCTCATTTCGGAGGCATACGTTGCGATCATTTCCGGCGAGATCACGTTTGACGATTTGAAGTCAAAGCGTGCGGCGAACACCATCAACCGCCGCGCGATGGGCAATCGAAGCATGTTCGTATCTTTGGATGAGCCGCGACATGACGAGGACAACCGGCGCGAAACCGAAATCGATGCGGTGGCGTCACCGACTGAAATTCAATTCTGGTGAAGCATGAGCTTGAAGGGCGAAGCAATCGTTTGGCGCGGCCGACTGGCTTATTGCGTCAGCGTCGAAGGTGGCGATGCCCATATAGCGTGGGTTGACGTCAACGCCGAGCGCATCGTTCGGCGGCGCGTTCCAGCCGCATCGTGCAAGCGATACCGCGACGCGGTGTCGGTGCGTAGCGCATGGCCTATCGCGGCGAGCAGCAACCTAATGGCCCGCGAGGAGCCTGCCAGCAAGGCGCGCAAGAACCGTAAGCGAGTGGCGGCGAGTCATGTGTAAGACCTGCATCAAGCTGCGCAAGGCCGCGTTTGCTGCGATCCGCACTATCTTGCCCAAACCGAAAGATGACGATGCTAAGTGAACTCAAGGCTGACATCGACGCCGCATTCACCGGCCAGTTGCGTGCGGGCACATTGCATCACGCCTTGCCCAGCGTGCCCGACGGCGCGGGCGGCACGATTGGCGGTGGGACGGAGGACTACGCGTTTGAAGGCATCCGCGGTTCATTCGGTACGATTGCGCATGGCATTGGTGGCGTGCCGCGCAGCAACGAACAGATTGAAATACTCGCCTCGTCTTGCGCAGTGGTGCCTGCGCGGCTGGACACGCTGACTATCGAAAGCATGACATTTCAGATCTTAGACGTGCAGCGCGATCCGGCCGCGGCGTGGTACGTCTGCAATTGTCAATCGATGCCATCGTGATGGAGAAGCGCAAGCGCGGGCGTCCGCGAGCGGTCCCAATACCGGCAATTTCGCACAGCGGAACAACCGGCGGCCAAGTGTTTCGTTCACAATCCCAGAAAAAATCCGGGGTAAAAACGACCGCCGACAAGGTCATTGCGTTCCTCGAAACCCTGAAAATTCCAGAAGGACCGCTCGCCGGTCAACCGCTTCGGCTGGCGAAGTTTCAGCGTAATTTCATCGCCGGCGCGCTCGATCCGAAAAATATGGTGGCCTGCCTTTCGATCGGCCGCGGCAACGCGAAGACCGCACTTTCGGCAGGCGTCGCGCTCGCGTGCCTCACTGGAATCATGGACTCGCAGCCGAAACGCGAAATCATTCTGGCCGCTCGCAATAGGGATCAGGCGAAAATCGCATTCAATTTCCTCGTCGGGTTCGTCGAGAGTCTGCCCGATGAAGAACAAGCGCAATTCAAAATTCGCAGAGGGCAGCGTCTTGAGGTCGAGTACAGCGGTGACGGCGGCGGTTTGGCTCGTTGCATTGCGGCTGACGGCAAGTCTATTCTGGGCGGCGCGCCAAATCTGGCAATCCTTGACGAACGTGCTGCCTGGGATCGCGATAAGGGTGATAGCCTCGAAAACTCTATTCTCTCTGGTCTCGGCAAGCGTGGTGGTCGCGCGCTAATCATCTCCACGTCAGCGCCAGATGATGCGAACACGTTCTCGCGCTGGCTGGATGATCCGCCGCCCGGCACATACGTTCAAGAGCATCGGCCGGCGTTTGGCCTGCCTGCGGATGACGCGGAGTCACTTCTAATTGCCAATCCTGGCGCGGCCGAAGGCATCGGCTCATCGCTGGAATGGCTGCAAGCGCAAGCGCGTCGTGCAATCGCCCGCGGTGGTTCGGCGCTTTCCAGCTTCCGCAATCTCAATCGTAACGAACGTGTCAGCACCGAAGATCGTTCCGTGCTTGTCACCGTCGACGAATGGCTGTCTTCGGAGGTTAGCGAACTGCCAGCGCGTAGCGGCCCGTGCATCCTTGGCGTCGACCTCGGCGGCTCGCGCTCCATGTCTGCTGCCGCGTTCTATTGGCCAGAGACAGGCAGGCTTGAAGCGGTAGGCACATTCCCGACCGTGCCATCGCTGGCGGATCGCGGCGCGTCCGATGGCGTCGGGCAGCGATATGTCGAGATGAAAGAACGCGGCGAGCTAACCACGCTTGGCGAGAATACAGTGCCAGCCGGGCCGTGGCTTGCCGACATCGTTAGTCGCGTTGACTGTCCTATTTCGTGCATCGTTGGCGATCGATTTCGACACGCTGAGTTTGTCGAGGCAATGAACAAGGCTGGCCTTTCCCGCGTGCCGTTCATTTGGCGCGGATTCGGATGGAAAGACGGTGCGGAGGATATCGAGCGTTTCCGCAAAACTCTTTTCAACGGCAACGTGAAGTCCTTGCCTTCACTACTACTGCGCAGCGCCTTCGCCGACGCCATCACGCTCGTTGATCCGGCCGGCAATCACAAGCTGGCGAAGGCCCGTTCGCTTGGCCGCATCGATGCTGCTGCGGCGACCATCCTTGCCGTTGCACAGGGAGACCGCGTTCTTGCCCAGCCGGCACGCAAAGCACGGGCGGCTCAATGGGCGTAGCGCACCACAACTCGCGTTGGCGCGCGGTGCGTATGCAAGCGGTCAGGCGCGACGACTTTAAATGCACCGAATGCGGCTCGCGCTGGCGGCTTGAAGTGCATCACGTAATCCCGGTGGAGGCAGCACCGGAGCTAACTTTCGATCTTGGCAATCTGAAAACGCTTTGCCGGGACTGCCATCTGCAAAAGACGCTGGCCGAACGTGGCCAGCTTCCTTCACCCGCCCGCAAGCAATGGGCAACTTTACTACGAGAGGACTTTTAATGCTTGAGTCTGTGAAAATCTCCCGCCGCCAGTCCGAAATCCGGCAGGCGCTCGCGGCCCTGGTCGGCAAAGACAAGCCGAGCGAGGACGAGACCCGTTCCATGGAAACTATGGACGCGGAATATCGTTCGAACGAGACGCGCTACCGCGCTGCTCTGATTGCCGAGGACACCGAACGCCGCGAGGCTGGTGCCGACCTCGAAACCCGTTCGGACCGCGAATATGCGGATCTGGTCGGCAAGTTCGAGCTTCGCCAGGTTGCTCTTCATCTGGACGAAGGCGCGAAGATCGACGGCGCCACTGCCGAAGTGATTTCCGAGTTGCGTTCGCAGGGCGGCTATCGCGGCGTTCCCGTACCTTATGAGGCGCTCGAAATGCGCGCTGGCGAAACCATTGCGTCAGGCGTGCCTTCGCCGGTCAGCACCGCGCCGATCATCGACCGCATTTTCGCGGACTCGGTTGCGAGCCGAATGGGTACGCGCTTCATCAACATCGCACAAGGCACGAATGAGTACCCGATTACTTCATCGGCCGTGAGTGCGGGATGGGCTTCCTCGGAAACCGGCGCGGTTGCCGGGCCGACCGTCTATAGCACGTCTAATCGCTCGCTGGCGCCGAATTCGAATTACGGCATCACGATGAAGATCACTCGGAAGGCTTTGAAGCAGAGTGGCGACGCTCTGGAACAGGCCGTTCGGCGCGATATGAACAGCTGCCTTGCCGTTGGTATGGACAAGGCGGTGTTTCTGGGTGCGGGTTCGAGTGGCGAGCCGGCTGGCGTTCTGGTCGGTTCTTACGGCATCACGTCCACCGCGGTAAGCGCTGCGGCTTCGTGGAAAGCGTTCCGTGCGGCCGTGACTCGCTTCATGGTTGCCAACGCCGCGAACGGTCCGGGTTCGATCAATCTGCTGATCCGGCCGGAGGTCTATGACTTTATGGACGACACGCTTATCAGCGGAACCGCTATTAGCGAGTGGGATCGATTGACGAAGAATATCTCCTCGCCGGTCATGTCCTCGAACGCTCTTGCGGCTCCTACGGGCACGCCGGCTGCGTCCAAGGCGTTGCTCACCACGACCGTGAACGGCGTTGCGCCGATCTTTGTCGGAACGTGGGGCGCGATTGACCTGATCCGCGACGTATACAGCGACGCCGCGTCTGGCGGGCTACGGCTCACGGCGCTTGCCACGATGGACGTGACTGTCTCGCGCGCCGAGCAGTTGCAGATTCTCACCGGCGTGCAGAACGCGAGCGCCTAATGCTGTACGCGGCACCCGTTACTTTTGAGGTGCGTCAAGAAGGTGGGGCAACCCACCTTCGCGGCGCGTTTCCGTACAATTCGGAAACAACGCTGGGTGACGGGCGCCGCGAGCGCTTTTCACCGGGCGCGTTCAAGGTTGGCCGGAACGTTTTTCTGTTGGCCGACCACAATCCAAACATGCCGCTCGCCTCTACGGAGGCGGGCAGCCTTACGTTGCGCGATGCTGACGACGCCTTGCACATTGAAGCGAGAGTTGCTGCAACGACTAGCTGGGCGCGCGATACCTTAGCGGCACTTGCTGATGGATTGAAGAAAGGGCTTTCGCCCGGCTTCCGCGTTCAGACTGGTGGCGACATCGTTACGCGATCGGCCGAAGGTTTGTTGCGCACCGTAACTGCGGCCGACCTTTTTGAAATCTCGCTTGTTACGCGGCCTGCTTACGACGCGGCGCAGATCGCGGCCCGCTCATGGCAACTCGCGATCAACGAGTCACCCGACGCTGGCCTGCTTCGTACCCTGAATCGATGGAGGCATTGATGGCCGCGACTATCAGGCAAGCCGAATCCGTGCCTGCATCTTATCCCGCGCTTGATCCTGCGGTTGGCGCTGACGTCTGGCAGCGCATCGAGTCTTATATCGCGCATCGATATAGCGCGCGCGATATCGAGTGGATTGTCGAAGGTCCGGGTGAATGGCATCCGCCCCTTGCGCCGGCAACGATCAACACCGTTGAGGTGTGGTCATGTCGCGCCAATGAGTGGGAAAACATAACGCCGGATGCATCGCCGCTTGGCGGGTATTGGCTATCGGCCACGGGACCGTTTCGTTTCACCGGCACGGTGGGCGTAGACGATGCGGACGTGCCTGCAAGCGTTGCGACGGCAGCGCAGCGCCTTAGCGAATACATGAAAGCAAAGCCCAGCACGCCTGGCGCAACGTCAGAATCAACGCGGGCGGGCAGCGTCGAGACGTCGAAATCGCGCGATGCATCATGGATGGCGCAAGCTATGCAAAACTCAGGCGCGGCGGATTTGCTGCGCACCTACAGGAAAGTTTAATGAGTATTTTGGATTGGTTTCGCCGCGAAAAGCGGTCGACGGCTTCCGGCTTCACCGCGGAAGTCATGCAGATGCGCGAGGCATACATCAGCGGCCGTCGCGGCATCGCTGAACTCACCTCAACCGCGCAGTCGTGCGTTAGCTTGTGGGAAGGCGGCATGAGCATGGCGGCGGTCACCGGCACCGACGCGCTGGATCGTCAGACCATGGCAATGATCGGCCGCTCGCTGGCATTACGCGGCGAAGCGGTGTTTCTGATCCGCGACAAGTTGATCCCATGCTCGGATTGGGACTTGCGCACCAAGAACGGCCAGCCTGTCGCGTATCGCGTGAGCATCCCAGAAGCCGGTGGCGGTACATCACAAACCGCGCTCGCGGGCGAGGTGCTGCACGTCCGCATTGGTTGCGACCCCGCAGCGCCGTATTATGGGACCGCGCCGCTTAAGCGATCGAGCCTTAGCGCGGGAATGCTACATGCCGTTGAGTCCGCGCTTAGCGAGGTATTCGAACTTGCGCCGTTAGGTTCGCAGGTAGTCCCGATGCCAGAGCAGACTGAAACAGATTCCACCGCCTTGGCGCGATCCTTCCGCGGGCAGCGAGGCCGAGTGCTATTGCGCGAGTCCGTGGCCGTGACGGCGGCTGGCGGACCTGCGCCTGCCGTGGATTGGCGGCCTTCCAGTCTTTCGCCCGATCTGGAAAAGAGCATGGCCGTAGAAGCGCTGCAAGCGGCGCGTGATGCGGTGTCGCAGGCGTTCGGCGTATTGCCAGCACTGTGGGCAAGCAACGCGCAGGGACCACTAGTACGCGAGGCACAGCGACATCTAGCGCAATGGACGCTCCAGCCTATTGCGGAGTTGCTCGCGGAAGAGGCGGGCCGGAAACTTGGCGGTGCGATCACCATCGACACTATGGGGCCGACGCAAGCGTTCGATGCTGGTGGCAGTGCGCGGGCGTTCGCCACGTTGATTCAGGGATTGGCGATGGCGAAGGAGGCGGGCGTCGACGCCAAGGCGGCGTTGGCGATGCTGGATTGGGCCAAGAGCTAACGCTTCGCTTTCAATCCCGCCTCGACAAGGCGGCGGATGGCTTCGGAACGGGACGGCCTATCGGATTGGCGGGCGGCCCACGCATCGATGGCGGCGCGCAGTTCATCCGACGCACGCAACCCGATCATTGGGTCGCGCCCCGTTGCGGGCCGCCCACGCGTCTTTTTTGGTTTAGCCGATATTGACATAGCTGATTTTTGGTTTATCCTAAAATACAGGCCAGTGCAAGGTAGCAGCCTCGCACCAGCCCTAACCTCAACCGCTGTTTAGGAGCGACCATGGCTACCGCCGAAACTACCCTATCGCAATTGCTTTACACTCATGAAAAGCTAGAGAATCTTGCCCGCGGCCCATTGTCCGCGCCCGTCGTGGACCAAATGCAACAAACGGCCCATGAGCTTGTGCTCGAAATCGGCACCGCGCCAGCGCAAGATTGGGATGAATTTTATCGGAAACTCAAGGCGCTGCTTGGCGATTACCTCGACGTTCACCAGTACCTGGACGTAATTCGCGCGGACGTCGGAAGGTTGGCGGGCGCAAACCCCACATCTTGACAACTCCGGCGCGCTGCCCTAAATGTAGAGGTGGCGCGCCGCTGGAGCCTTATCCGGGGCAACACTGTTGACCCGAATGCGGAGCGCGCCAATGCCCGAACAATCCCACCTGCCTGCCTGCTTGTTGCGGAGTGCTTCCGCATGAGCCGCCGTGCAGCAGTCATCACCCAAGCCGACGTTGCCCGCGCGTTGCGAGCAGCAAGGCAAGCCGGTGCGGCCTTTGTGGACGTTCAGCCGGACGGGACGATACGAATCCGGCTGGACGACGTACCGCCGCCGAAGCCCGCGAATGACGATGAGCTTCCGCCGGTGGTGTTGTAGCCATGCCGCGCCCTCGCCCGCCTCATCTGCATCGTGAAACGACGCGCCACGGAAAAGGCGTGTGGTATGTTCGCGTGGGCAAGGGGCCGCGTCATAGGATGCGGGCCGAATACGGCACGCCGGAATTCAATCTCGAATATCAAGACGCCATCGCTGGCAAGATCAAACCGAAGGACGGCCCAGCAACCGGGACGCTCGGGTGGTACGTGGAACGCTATCGTGAGTCGAGCGCATGGTTGGCGCTCTCCATGGCTACACGCCGGCAGCGCGAGAATATCCTGCAACAGGTGTTGAAGACGGCTGGGCGCGAACCGCTTGGTCGCATCGACCGCAGGGCCATCATTGCCGGGCGAGAACGTCGCGCGAAGACGCCATTTCAAGCGCGGCACTTCCTCGATACCATGCGCGGCTTTTTCCAGTGGGCGCTGGAGAATGAGCACGTCAAGTCGGACCCGACCGAAGGTTTGAAGATCACGAAGCCCAAGACGGACGGCTTCGAGACTTGGACCGACGACGAAATCGAGAAATACGAAAAGCGGTGGCCGCGCGGCACCCGCGAGCGCGTCATGTTCGATGTCTTCCTCTACACCGGATTGCGCCGCGGGGACGCCGCACTGCTTGGCAAGCAGCACGTCAAAAAGGGCATCATCGAGATCGACACAGAGAAGACCGGCACGCGAGTCACCATCCCCATACTTCCCGAACTGGCGCGCACCTTGAAGGCTGGACCGACAGGCGATCTCGCCTTTATCGCCGCGTCGAACGGTAGTCCGCTTACCAAGGAAAGTCTTGGCAACATGTTTCGTGATGCGTGCCGCGCAGCCGGCATCACCAAGTCGGCCCACGGCTTGCGAAAGGCCGCAGCAACGCGCGCCGCAAATGCAGGTGCGACCGTCGCACAGCTTGAAGCGATCTTTGGTTGGGAAGGCGGACGCATGGCAGCGCATTACACCAAGAGCGCGGATCGAGCCGCGTTGGCGAAGGGCGCGATGAGCAAACTATCGCGGAAGAAAAAGTGA